TGTACAAGTCGGCACTCCCGGCACTCCCGGCACTCCCGGCACTGACATTTTCAGCGGCATCGCTAATAGCCTCAGTAGCCTTATGAATAGCATCTTCAGCATGTTTAGTGGCTTGCTGAAGGGTATAATTGGGATATTTAGCGGTGGGGGGGGTGGTGGGGGCGGACTTGGCGGCATCATCGGATCGCTGGTTACTACGTTCTTCCACCATACAGGCGGCGTGGTCGGGTCGGGTGCAGGTTGGACGCAGTCGGTCAGCAGCAGCGTATTCGACGGCGCAATGCGTTATCACGATGGCGGAATCGCCGGTCTGAAGCCCGATGAAGTTCCGGCCGTGCTGCAAAAAGGTGAGGAAGTTCTCACCTCGGATGATCCTCGTCACGTCAATAATGGCGGTGGCGCGGGTGGGCAGGCGCCGATGAACATCCGTAACATTGTAGCCTTCGATCCATCTGATGTGCTATCCATGGGCCTAGGCACAAAGGTAGGAGAGCGCACGCTCATCAACTTCCTGCGTGAGAATAAGACATCTGTTAACTCGGCGCTTGGATAATGAAGCTCTGGCCTTTCGAACCGAACTGGAAAAACTCGGTCAACGTGACGATCAGTTATTTGACTGAAATCATCACGTCCAGGGCCGGTCGTGAGCAGCGTACAGCATGGCGTAAGACACCTCGCCGACAAGTCGAGTTCCGAGTGACGTTGGATAGTGACGGCCAACGTCAACTGCATCGTTTCCTGAGTTCGGAAATGGGCAAGATGACTACGATGCGCGATCCGGTACGGCGCGTTGCTGCAATCGGAACAGCGCTAAGTGGCTCGACCAGTTTGACGGTGTCGCGCGTTCCTACATGGCTACAGGCCGGTATCACACTCGTTTTGCCGCATGGTCAGTGGACGACGGTAACAGCGATTACAGGCACTGTCCTTACATTGACAGACGCACTTACCGCAGACGTGGCAGCGGGCGCGCTTGTATACCTAGGTGTGCAAGGCCAACTTGAAAGTTTGATGCGTGTCAGTTCGCAAACGAACGGCGTTGCTGAGTTGCAATTCACTTTTAACATCGATCCAGGCAGCGAGCCACGCGATGATGGATATTACAATGCGATTCATTTCGAGAATCGAGAACTTCTGATTGACCGCCCCAACTGGTCGAACCCTGTCGAGTCGCAATATTCTCAAACATATGAACAACTGGATTTTGATGCTGGTCGCATTCTGACCTATACGCCAATTGCATTTGGAAGTTACCTTCGCACGTCTACATTCCTACGACAGACCGATACGCAGATTGAAGAGATTCAAAAGTTTGTACGGCGCCAGCGAGGGCGTGCTCACGAGTTTCTGATGCCGACATGGATTCCAGATTTTAAGGTATTGTCTGGAATTAACGAAGGTGGTCAGAATATTTTAGTTGATGGTATTGAAACATACAATCAATTTGTACGCGATCCGTTGCATAAATATATCGTTGTAATTACAGATGATGGTCGTTTTATTCCGCGACGAATTATTAATATTTTCAATGTAGCTGGTACACAATCGCAAATTCGTGTAACGCCATCGTGGCCGACGACTCTGTCTCAAAATCAGATCGAGATGGTATGTTGGCTGTACGTCTCGCGCTTTGCGACCGACGACCTGACCATGGAATGGATTACAGATCAGTCGGCGCAAACGACATTGTCAATCCAGGCGCTCGAAGCGCTACCGTCTGAAATTACAATTCCACCATACGACGAGGCGGCGCAATGGGTTCTTGATAATTGGGGACTTGGCGCTCTGGGCTTTCTTGACCAGTCGGATTGGATTGTTAACGTTCGCTACCCGGAAATCACGCAAATGTTTATGGGCATTGCACCAGATTCCTTCGATGGTGCGGAAGAATGGGTTCTCACGACTTGGGGAACAGGCATTCTGCCGTATTTTGACACATTCGACGTGGTCGTAAACGTCGATTATCCAGAGGCGACAAATGGCCTTCAGTTACTTTGAGGAAAGCCGATACCTCGGTGCACCTGATACGCTCTACCTGTTTTCGTATCGAACGCAGAAGTTTTCCTATGCGGATGGCGATAGCACCATCGTTGTCAACCACGGCTTGCCGCTTGGAACAATTGCATATACGCCAATTCCGATCAATCGTAGCGCCATCTCTGCATCTGGTACGCTCGACAAGGCCAATATGACCTTGGAACTGCCGCTCGATACGGACGTAACGGAACTTTTTCGCGTCTATCCTCCGAGCGATATCGTCTATCTCACTATTTACCAGGGTCATTCCGATGATCCAGACTATGAATTTCTGAGTGTATGGAGCGGTCGTGTACTGAGTTGCCAGCGTGACCAGGACCGATCTAAGTTGACATGCGAACCTATCAGCACCTCATTGCGTCGCCCTGGCTTGCGTCGGCGTTACCAGTATGGGTGCCCTCATGCGCTCTACGGCGATCAGTGTCGCGCTAGCAAAGCCTCCTACACGGTGTCTTCCACGGCAGGAACCGTCAATCGAGCGACGTTGACCTTGCCAAGCGGCTGGAATGGCTCATTTGCGAAGGCTCGTTTCGTGGATGGGGTTATTGAGTGGGGTAGTGGTTCTACTGCAGAAATTCGTACAATTCGACAGGTCAATGAGGGGACTAACACGCTGACGGTCGGTGGCATTTTGTCGACATTGACCGCTGGAACAGCAGTAACTCTCAGCCTGGGTTGCAACCATGTGATGGACGGATGTCGATACCTCAACAACATCCAGAACTTCGGAGGGCAACCCTGGATTCCTCGTAAGAACCCACATGGTAATGCCAATAACTTCTATTGAGGTGACATATGGACCCGTGGCTTATTTCACTTCTGGTTGGTCTGGTTCTTAATGTCGTCAGTTATCTCCTGTTGCCAAAGCCTAAGCAGAACAAGCCTGAATCGGCTCGCAACATGGACGACCCTACTGCTGAAGCTGGTCGCGAAATCCCGGTTGTCTTCGGAACTATGACGGTACAATCGCTTAATGTGCTATGGTACGGTGACAAAACCATGCTCACATATAAGGTCAACGCCTGATGCGCATCTATTGCACTGACATCATTCGGGCCGGCTACTGCGGAACCGGAATGCGCCGCTGGTTTGAGCGATACGGCTTGGACTTTCGAGCCTTCCTTAAAGATGGTATCGATGAGGAAGTTCTAGCTGCCACGGGCGATGCCATGGCGCTGCGCGTAATCGAGGTCAAGCATAATGGGTAAGGGTTCTAGCTCCAAGATGGAGGTCGTCGATTATCGCATGTCGCTGCACTACGGCATCTGCCATGGCGTAGCTGACAAGTTGCTGGCGATCTATTACGGCGAGAAGTTGGCGTGGCACGGCGATATTGCGGACAACACGCAGTTCTCCATTAACAAGCCAAGACTCTTTGGTGGCGTCAAGAAGGAAGGCGGCGCAGTCGGCAGTGTCCATTACCTAAATGGTAACGATACGCAGGTTGCACCTACGTCGCTCGCGAGTCGTATTAACCTAACGCCCGAAACGTGTCCAGCCTATCGCGGGATTGCCAGCATTTTCATGTTCGGAAATTCGCCTGGGAATCCATATAAGGGCTTCTTGCTGAGTTCCAATAATCCCTACTTGAAATCCATGTGGGCGAAAGTTACTCGGGTTCCAAAGGTGTTCGATCCCGAACTTTGTTCCATCGAAGGTAACGCATATGACGTGGTGCGTGGAGTCGGTAATGTCATCACGGTCAACGGCGTCACGAAAACCCTGACGACCGGCATTGCTGAGTTCGTAAACGGCTGCTCGGTCATGACCAGCGGCCAGACAACCATGGTTAACGGCACGGACATTATCGTCGATCCTACAGGAGATACCGACTCGGTCAAGATTAACGGTGTTGAATACGATTTCGTCGGTGGAGTCGTCTCTTTACCAGAAGTTAAGATTACATTAACTGGATTCTATAGTGAGGGCGGCGTAGAAATGGCGACATACAAGATCGTCATGACTCCTGTGACCGATGCTAATCCAGCGGCGATCATCTATGAATGCCTGACCAATACCGTGTGGGGTATGGGTACATCTCCGGCAGCTATCGACTTCGCATCGTTCACGGATGCGGCGACAACTCTCCTGGCAGAGAAGTTCGGTATGTCACTAATGTGGTCCAAGCAATCGACCACAGAGGCATTCATTTCAGAAATCCTCGATCACATCCAAGGCACGATCTTCGTCAATCAGCGTACCGGCCTTATCACGCTCAAACTCATTCGCGATGACTACAATATTGAAGACCTGATTGTGCTCGATCCGAGCAATTGTACGGTTACGTCGTTTGATCGCAAGGGCTGGGGTGAGACGATCAATGAGATTGTCGTAACTTGGACTAATCCACTAAATGAACAAGAAGAGACTGTCACCGCTCAAGACCTAGCAAATATTACAATCCAGGGAGGTGTAATTTCCGATGCGCGTAACTATTATGGTGTGCGTAATGCTGCGCTAGCAATGACTTTAGCTATGCGTGATCTTGCTACGGCATCGGCGCCGCTAGCAGCTTTTGAGCTTGAGGTCAACCGCAAGGGTTGGACACTTACCCCTGGTAGTTGTGCGCTGTTAAATTATCCAGAGTACGGCATTGAGAATCTTGTGTTGCGTCTTAGCAATATCGATTACGGCAAGCGCAAGGATAAAACCATAAAAATCAATGCCATGGAGGATATTTTCTCGCTTCCTGCCGGATCGTTTACGCCACCGCCTGACACACAATGGCAAGATACGTCGCGCGCTCCAACCGTTCTTGATCCGGCACGAGTGATTACGGCACCGGCTTACTTTGTCAGTGCGACACTGACGAGCGCTGAAGTTGATTCGATGAACTATCCTGACGTGGTCGCGGCATTGCTAACAGGCACAAACAACCCGGATTGCTTCCAATACGATCTGCTGAGCCCTGTAACTGATGCAACTGGCGGCAGTGCATGGCAGAACCGTGGAACGCTGCCAGTGCTCGGCAGCGGCACACTGACAGTGGCTCTACCATGGGAAGCGACTACGATTGTTCCCGCACCGACTTCCATCGGAGGCTCGACTTATGCCCAGGTGGGAAATTTCATGATTATTGGTGATGTGGACGAAGATAAGCACGAAATCGCGCTCATTGCAGCATCGTCTGGTGGCAACCTAACACTCAAGCGCGGCGTCCTTGACACTGTTCCGCACGCATGGCCTATCGGAACGAAGGTATGGTTTGTCAATGGCGACACTCCATTTTTGGACACCAGCACATTCCGCAGTGACGCTGAGACGGTGGAGTACAAATTCCTGTCGCGCACCTCTATTGGTCAACTGGATGAAGCGACAGCGCCTATCGAGATGGCGACCATGTCGGGGCGTCCATACCTGCCTAATCGTCCGGCAAATGTGCAGATTAATGGACAAGGATTCCCGGCGTATGTTGCGATCACAGACTATTTGGTCACAGACTTCTCTGTGACCTGGGCTAACCGCAACCGCACAATGGAAGATTCTGTTGTCGTGGCCTGGGATGAGGCAACAATCGTCCCTGAAAGTGGTCAGACAACAGCAATCCGGTTGTACAATACCTCAGGAGCGGTGATTGACACGATCACAGACCTACCAGGGACAAGTTACACCCTGCCTGTAAGCAGTTTCTCCGGCTACACGACAGTTGATGCCCAAGTGCTTGCAGTTCGCGACGGTCATGAATCGCTTCAAGGTCATACGATCCGACTGCACTATGCCCCAGGTGGGGTAGTTGGCGGATCTGCCCCGACATTAAATATGAACTTTGTTGATGGAATCTATCAAGTCGATGGCGTCACGACTGCAATTGGTTCACTGATTAGCCGAAGTGGTGTATCCAAGCGAGTAATGGACAATACTGGGACTTGGGTAACAGTCGCAGCTAACACGTTGGCGTTCTGCTATTCCAGCGGGCGCCGCCGTCTCGTGGTCGAAGGTGCCGCCACGAACCTATGGATTGGCTCGGCGGCACCGACAAGTACACAGAATTTTTCTGTAACTGCTCAAACTTACACGCTATCGTTCATCGGTACGGGTTCTATTGTAGCCACGGGAACGGGCTCATTCACCTTGGTAGGTACAGGTGCAAATAATCGAGTTTCAATAACGTTTACGCCAACTTCTGGTACATTGGTATTAACTCCGTCTGGCAATGTTCGGGAAGTACAACTTGAGGCCGGCGCAATTCCCACGAGTTACATTACCACAACGGGAAGTACGGCAACTCGTAGTGCCGATACCGTCGCTCTAACATCAACCGCATATAGCAAGGTGGGCGGTAGTGGACTTGCGAGAACGCTGGTATTGCGTGCCAAGCGCTCGCGTTCGCACACACATGCGTTGCTGTATGTTGCGAACACAACTAACAACTCCAATATCATTGAAACCACCACTGCAACTGCTAATGGAGTACGATTCACACCTCCTGGGAATGCCGTATACTCAACTTTGACCGCTGCAACTGACGAAATTGGTGCAGCCATGTCGTGGAACACTAGCGGTCTCATTGCATCTGTAAACGGACAAACGCCTGTAACTGGTACACAATTTCCAAGCGGTGCCACTACAGACATGCGCTTTACCGTTTCCGCAGGTTCACGAACAGAATACGACCAGTTGATCGTGTGGCCAGAAAAGGCTACAAGTTCCGTGGTTCAATCTCTAGCGCACGGGTACCCCTAATGGCCACTTACGCTTACGCCTCATTGGAGGCCGAATATACGTCCAAATGGGGAAATATGGTCATCACGCCCGCTCGCGTGTCCACCATCGACACCATGGCTCGCAAGATCATTGCTGGCAAGCAGCGCTACAAGGCTGTACAGAGTGATACCGGCGTGCCCTGGGCCTTCATCGGCGTGCTGCACTCGCGCGAGTCGTCCTGCGACTTTGCCGGTGTGCTTCACAACGGGGAAAAGATCATCGGCAATGGTAAGAAGACCAAGCTGGTGCCTGCCGGTCGTGGGCCGTTCTCAACCTGGGAACAGGCGGCTATCGACGCCCTCGAAATCAAGGGCTATAAGCGCGGTTCTCCCGAGTGGTCGATTCCGCGATGCCTCTATGAGGGCGAGCGCTTCAATGGCTTTGGTTATCGCAATCGCGGCGTTCCGAGCGCCTACCTGTGGAGTTTCTCCAATCAGTACAGCAAGGGTAAGTACATCGCTGATGGTGTGTGGTCGTCCACAGCCGTCGACCAGCAGATGGGCATCGCGCCCCTGATGAGTCGCCTTCTGGCGCTCGACGTGGATGTGTGGTTTGGCGGTCGTACTATTGTGGAGGAACCTGCCCAGCCTGACGATGAGACGCTTGAGTTGCAGCGCACCCTCAACGATCTGGATTACAACTTGCCGCTGACCGGCATCTATGACGATGCGACTCGAGCAGCCGTCAAAACTTTCCAGACGAAGCGCGGGCTGAAGGCCGACGGTCTCGCCGGCCCGCTGACCAATGCAAAGCTGGTGGAGGCCCTTCGTGCAAAGATCGTGCTTGAGGCGCAGACCAAGCTTGCATCGCTCGGCTACAACCCTGGCCCGCTTGACGGCATCATGGGCAAACGCACTCGATCTGCCATTGGTTCGTTTCAGGCGCGCTCTGGCTTGCCTCAGACTGGTGAACTCGACGAAGTAACCCTTACCGCGCTGGAGGCATGATATGCGCAATCTGTCTAAGGCGCTTAATAGCGCTATCATTACGTCGTCCGTGGCCGAAGGTGGTAAGGTCGATCCTGTAGTTGCGAAGGAGGCTGCGGACTTGATTGCGGCCAACATGCCACGCCCTGAGATGCTGGTGCCACTCAGCACACAAATCGTTCGTATTCTGCTGTTTGTGGTCGGTGGCTATCTGGCCGGCAAGGGCTACGGCACTTCCGAGAGTTGGCAGCAGTTCACCGAGAACGCTGTGAATTTGCTCGGTGTCGCGATGCCGCTCGTTGCGGCCCTGTGGTGGTCGGCAGTCTCTATCTTCGGTAAGAAAAATGGCTGACATGAATGATGTCATGCGCGTGCTAGGACGCCTGGAGGGCCAGATTGAGAATCTGGCCTCCGACCAGAAGGAAGACCGTGAGCGAACCGATGAACACCGCAAGGATGTTGCTCGGAAAATCGCTGACGTGTCAGGCCAGACATACGCCATCCGCCATCGGATCGATCCCATTGCCGACACGCTCAAGGCTCATGCGAAGACGCTAGAAGAACACGCCGAGGAACTGCGTGATGGCAAGTTGTTCCGCACGAAATGGGCTGCTTATAGCGGTATTGTCGTGATGGCCTTCAGTGGTATCTTGGGCGTCGGTGGATGGCTCGCCAGCGTCTTCATTGGCGAGATCAAAACCTGGGTTGCCCACTTCTTCAAGTGAAAAGCGCTCAAGCAGGAATTTGATATAGTCCTGCTCGGCTTCCATGAGGATGCAATTCATTCCCTCAAGTTGAGCAGCCTCAGCCGTGGTGCCACTGCCTGCAAACGGATCGAGCACCGTCCCGCCAGGGGGTGTGATATGGCGCACCAGATGTCGAATGAGGCCGATGGGCTTCACCGTTGGATGTGGGGAGCCCGCACGATCCTTCTTATTCGCCTTGGGATGGCAGAGGACAGGCGGAAAGGAATTGAAGAAGCGGGCCGCTGAGCCCGAGTCACCGCGCGGCTCAGGATTGGTTGTGATGTTCTTCAAATCGCCGTACACGGCGTTCCCTTGCGATTTGCCGTCGTTCCTGGCAGGAGCGAGTTGCCCATTAGAGTCAGGGAACAACGCTACGACTTCCGGCGAGCCGTCGTGGAATAGGTTCGATGGCCAACGCCCTGTAGGATCGCCACCACGCGGGCCGGGTGTCTGTGCAAAATTCGTGCTACCATTTTTGTCGTAGCGACGTTCCTGCGATGCTTCGTTTGTTCGATGACGACCTTCACCAGTGGACGGCACGCGACAGCCGTCAATGTTCACCGCACCAACGCCGTGCTTTAGCAAATTGGCCGCGCCGGTCTTTTCGCTGTAGGGGCGCTGTGCGAGGAAGATGGGTTCGAGGGCAGGCTTCTGTGCTTGCGTTCCGTGTCGCCAGCCATCCCACTGTTGGGCATATGGTGAGGCTGGCATGTATGCGCCGGTATCACCCTTACGCCCTTCTACACCCATTAACCGGTCAACGCCAGGAGCCGGATTCGTAGCGTGAGGCATACCTTGGAAGTAGACCCATCCGTGCATCGGGTGCATAATGAAGCCGGCATCTTCCATGGCACAAGCCTGCCGATGCCCAGTGCGAGCGCCTGAGAACGCAAAGCAGTACCCTCCTGGCAGGAGAATATCGTGGATGAGCCGCCAGAACTCGGGATCGTTCTCGATGCCGGTGGCATCCCACGAATTGCCAGACCAAACAGGTTTTCCATTGAAACGTGTATAAATGATATGGTGTTTTAGTACACCAATACAATACACATTCCCATCGTAAGGCATAGTAAAGATTACATTACTTCTAGTTTCACTATGTTCTCCATACATACGTTTTCCATGTTGTAAAACGCTAAGTGTATAACTATCAGATCTAATACTATCATGTTCAGAAATGTTTACGATCGCACCTCCGGGATTGAATATTGAAATTGCAGAACGTCCGGTAAGTAAGCAAAGACGTTGAAAATCTTCGGCCAGTTGTTTAGAGCATGTGGAATATGATTCCTGGTTCTTACCATATTTGCAACCGTCTGTTTCCATTAACCCAAGATATAGTTCCTCTAGTTCTGATGCGTCTCGATCAAAAACCCAGCACGGAATATGTTTAGTTGTTGCTTTACCTAGAGTTTTTAGAAACCCAAGTAAAGCAAAATTATAACAATAAAAATTAGTAGTTTTATTAGATTTACTAGGTGTTTCTGTAAATCTAATTCCCAATTCCGTCAAGGTCTGTCTAATAATATTCAATTTACGATTTTTCTTTACCGCAAATCCAAAAAAGTCATTTGCAGGATGATCGTTAGTCCGAGCACAAACGTAACCGTCTCCTAGATACAAACCTAAAAACCTAAAGAAGGCGTTAGCCTTAAATTCATCACGCTCTTGTACAATTTTTCTATCTTTTCCATATTCTCGTTCCGATACAATAATGACAGGATCGTTCTTAATCCCACTGCTAGGATTGGCTTGTGCAAATAGGTGAAAGTGCGTCTTAGTTGTCAGTGGTTCCACCATCGTAAGAGTTGGGCCTCCATCGTAGGATACAACAATTCGATGGTTTGGAGTTACCATCTGTTCAGCAGACCGATGTTTTACATGTACCATATCCCCTTCAAAGGGATACACATGCGTTTGCTCAACAGATTGCCATTCCAAATCCCGAGTTTTTGGGTTTAGAGTAGCAACAATTTCACCTTTCTGAATGTCCGTAATACGCTTCCATCCGACTTTTGTCATAATGTCAGTGTTAGGATGGAAGCACTTACCCATAAATCCCTTACTTCCTCGCGCGAAGGCACCATCCTTTCCGTACTTGGCAGGGGCGCTACCTTCCTTGCCGAAGCGCTTGGTGATGGACGTAAGGCCGTAGGGCGGATCTGTGACGACGCTATGGACGCGGACACCGGCTGCAATGAGCCGGCGCAGATGGTCGCGATTGTCGCCTGCCAGGATTTCAACACTCATCACTTCACCTTGGCGTAAACTTCCTGAATGACCTTGGTGAAGCCGGCGAACGAGCCGTGGATGCAAATGAGCATCTGCTCATTCACCGGCTGTTCGTTCTCGCACTTCACAATCGCATCGTACTGAAGCTGCTCAAAATGCTTCACGGTACGCCGATGCACCGCAGGCGAGTCGGCGTACGGCGCGAGCTTCGCAAGCAGCGCCTTCGTGGCAGCCTGCTCGGCGCGAATGCCATGGATCGCACACTGTTCCACGTCAGTCTGGTTCTTAGCCGTCTTGTAGCAGTCACCGCTACCAGCGGCGGCGGGAACGATGAGCACTGCGAAGATGGCGGCAGCGAGAATGGTCCGGTTCATGTCAGGAGGTCGTCCTCATCATCGAATTGGTGGAGCGCGGCCTTAATTGCCTCTTCAGGATCTTTATGAACCCCGCAAGAGTATACGCCGCGCTTAAACTGTTTGTAGGTCTGTGTGTTTGCCTGCCACAATCCATCAGGTGTCTGATAGAGAGACAGCTTATAGATTTTGTCCAGGCAGACTTTCACAGAAAGATCCCTATCGCCTGAGCATAGAGTTCAACGATGGCTTCGTGCTCACGTCGCGATTCATCGTCTTGCTTGCGAAGTTTGATGATATCGCGCAGCGCTTTGGTATCGAAACCATTGGCCTTTGCCTCGGAGTAGACATCCTTGATGTCCGCTGCAATGCTCGCCTTTTCTTCCTCAAGGCGTTCAATGCGTTCCACCAGCGCCTTCAATTGATCCTTAGCAAAACCTGCCGGGACATCGCCCGAGTTGTGTCCGATCATGCTCATTTTAATGATTGTCCCGTTTCGTTGACAAAGTTTTATAACAGCGCTCAATCCCAGGATCAAGCATCCGTTGGCTTCTGCGCGTCAATAATCTCGCAAACATTGCCAACGCAGGCAAATTCGCGAGTTGCTGTTACGGTGTCGATGCCTGCCTCGAACTCGGCTAGGCCGTTCCAGTCGATTTTCGCCGGCATGGCCTCCAGTAATTCGAGATAACGCTCTTGCGACACCGTTTCATAGGGCATTTGCATGTAGCTCGAATCGTCCTCGAAATGCGGAAGGAAGGACAGCCCCACCACGTCATCGAAGTGATTATACACCCACCCTCCGACCGTAGGCCATTCGTGCTCATGTACGCTGATCGTACATGAGACGGCATGTTCCGACCAGTGATTCCCGTAGGTCTTCACAAGCTCAAGGTGCTGTTCGGCCGTCACATCGTTACGAGTGACTGTAGCGGGGCTGAGGTGCACCGGAAATGCGAACACCGTCATCATGTCAGGCTTCGTAGCGTGTGGCTCATGCGGAACGCCTTGAGCGATCATGAAGCGACATAGAGGATCTTTATTATCACACGTCACCCTGCGGATGTACCACGGCGAATGACCCTGGTGGATACCGCTCGGACAATTGACAAGCTGGGAAACGGTGCCGCTGGGCTTGATCGTGGTAGTTGCTACAGATGACGTAATGCCGATCTGGTCGGACTCTTCTCGATTGGCCTTGATGACCGCCGACTTGAGACCGTGCAGTACCGTCCCCAGGACAGTATGTCCCTTGTCACCACGCATCAGGGCATTGTCGTAAATGCCGGTTAGCGATACACCAAGAAGGCGTTCCTCGACGGCGTTCTTCTCCCATTCGGGTTCGACGAAGTTGAACCGAGTTAGCGTCGACTGCCATGTTCCGATGATCGAGGCCAGTTGCACCTTCTCATAGAGGGATGCAGGGGTGTCGTCTTCGCGAATCACAGCTTCAGACAAGTTGCAAAGGCCGCGCGGACGAAGAACGATCTCGCCACAATTTCCTGTCACAATGCCGTTGAACGTAACACTATGGTTCATAGGCTCTGTGACACAAAAAGTTTCTTCGCTGATGTCCAGATCTTCAACCGAAGTTACGGTAATAGGGTTGTCGAGATAACTATTTTTTATACCTTTCGGCATATTGAAATACTTTAATGTATGTCCGACTACCAAATCTTCGGCTTTAACGCGGGTGTAATTGCACATAATGAATTTATGTTTTGGTGTGCAGCGGATAGAACTTCCATCTGAAAACGAAATCCGAAGCAAGGGGTTTACACCAGTGCTAAACGGAACGACTTCAGACCATGTGTAGCCGTTCCAAATTTCGGTCGGCCGTCCAATAGTGTCCTTGATCGGAACATAGCCGTCAGAAGTTAGCATAAGCGTATCGCCGGTCACGCATGGATTCAAACCGAAGTCGAATCGATGATCGCGACGACCACCCTTGAGGATCTTCTGAATGACACCTTCGCGATTGAAGATACCGCGCTCTCCTGACTTGGAACGATAGAGCGACAACCATTCTTCCATGAAGACGCCAACTTCTGGCTTCTCGGTGTAGGCCACGGAATTATTCGCTAGAGCGAGGTGTGGCTTGTCAACCCACCAATTTCCGCTCTTGGCATCGCGCATACGCTGGTCAGACAAGTTGCTGAGAGAGATCAGCGCCGCACGCCGCACACCACCCACGACGACGATTTCACCAATCTTGGTGACGATCTCATGGCATTCAAACGATGTGAGTTTGCGGCCTCGCGCATTGACAAAAATGCGAATGACGAACTCAAACATCGCTCGCAGTGGCTCAGGACCGCTGGCACGTCCACCGAAGATCATAATCCGTGCACCGGCTGGGCGAACGTTCTCGGTGTTGATTTTCGGAATTTCGCCGGCAATCAAATGATATAACAACTGCTCGAATGCTGCTGCCCAGCCTTCCTTGGAATCAGCGACAACGATGGTTTTATCTACATGAACGAAGTCAAGCGGCAGCGTTGGAAGTTGTTTGATTGTCTGGCGCTCGACCGAGAACCCTACGCCCACGCCACACATGAGGATATAGAGGATCTCAGCAAATGCGCGAAGCCGGTCAATCGGACAATAGGCGCAGTTGAAACCGGCAAGGTTTTCGCGCTCAAGGGCGGGGCCGGCAGTCATGAGTGCGCGCATAGACGGCATGACTTGCAACGTCAGAACCGCGTCTTCCAACTCACTACGCAGAAGCGGCGACACCTTATAATTATGCCACTTGTCAAGGTGTCCTTCGAAAAAGTCGAAGTAGCGTCCAACAGTTTCATTCCAGTGCTCTCGACGCCCTTCAGCGTCGAGAAACCGGGCATAGCGGCTGCGATGGATGAACGACTGGTAGTCGGTGGGCAACTGCGTATGAGTCACGATAACGCACCTTACGAATGAGCGATTGAACTAGCAGGTGTACCTCAAGCCGAGGCTAACCGCAATCGCTAGTGACAATCCCCGCAAACGTGGCAGTGCGCGCTCGTGGCATCGCAATGCCAAACGTCGGTTCAGTTCGGTGTAAATCCTGCACCTCTACCACTTGGATCGACTTGCGGCCAGATCGATCTGGCATACGATTTGCATATCCAAGTCGGTAGGTATCATCGTAGTTGATATCCAGCCGTCGTTCCTTGATGCGAGCATGGCATCCGCAGAGCGTCAACATCATCCGCAGATTCGCAGCCTGCTTGTTCGTCCCGAGGTGGACGACGATGCGCGATCCTTCCGAGTCGATGATGGTCTTGCCCAAACTATCAATGATCGACTTGGGCAACGCTTCTGCATTCGCCAGACTCGGCATATCAAAGTCGGCAAGGCGCTCGCCAGGACTCAGCAAGCTTACCATCTTGCGTGATGATACTTGGGTGCCCGTAGGCTGCATAATAAATGTGTGGATCGGAGTACAGTCAAGATAGGTGCCATCCGATAGCCAAACACGGTGCAATGGCTGCGCTCCGGCGGCATAAGGGATGGTCGTTTCCCAATCGTGGCCATTCCACACTTGGGTTTCCTGTCCCACCAAAGCGGCCACCGTCTGGTAGCCAGTGGAAGTCAGCAGCGGTGTATTGCCCGGAATCATCACACATACCCCAACGCAAAGTTAACCTCAACATATAGGTCGCTGAGAGTCCCATCGTTCCAAATTTCGATCATCTTCAGGTGATCGATCTGCCCTTCCGACTCGTGCTTTTCGAGAGGTATGCCCTCTACCAGGGATCGACGAATGCGCCAATGCACACCGCCAGCCGCAAGAACCTCGAATGCTTCATTCCGAAACCGCATGTCGTCGATCACAATGTCACGGCCAGCCTCCATGTGGCAGTCAATGGCGCGACGTGCGAGCTTGAGCCAGATATCAGGATCGATGTGCTTGCGGCCCCATTCGGTGCCAAGGGTCTGCTGGATGTATCGGCCAGTGACGCCAAGTTCAGGAATCACCTCTTCCTTGGCGTCACCATAGATATAACCCCAGGCGCGTGACGGATCGACGCCGGCACCAATGACGAAGTCCATCGCCATAGTCTTTAGCACCGTAGCAAACTTCACCAGCGTGAAGTTGTGTTTGTGCATGAGATAACTGGCTACGGTGGACTTACCGCAGCCAGGGGTCTTGCTTGTGAGACCGATCAGCATAGCACGTCGTCCTCATCATCATTCAGGGATTCGAGGTGCTTCTGCGCACGAGCGATGTGTCGCTCAACCGATGCCTTGTCGGTGATCTGCTCAACTGCCGCCCATGCTTCAATCGCAGCTTCATTAGACGATGCAAATGTCTCGCTGGTGGTAGTTTTTGGCACGATATTTGCATTGAGCCATGCGATAAGTTCCGGCTTGCTGGTTGGAACCTCTACCAATTCGTAGTCGGTGCCCCCCTGCGCCTTCTTGGCGTCGAGTTGAGTTCCGGTCCAAATGGTGCCCTTGCTTCGATATAGTTTCACTGGTCAACTCCCATTGCATGTTCGCATTCGGCCAATACCCAAGTGGCGCCAATCGCTACCCAGGTCATGAAATAGGTCACACCACCATAGGTGCGAAATTCACTCTTGATAAGCATGATTCACACCGCCACTGGTGCTTTGATTGCGGGATGAGGATCATATCCCCGTAGCTCAAAATCGGAAGGGCTAAAGTCGTCGATATCCTTCACATTTCGGGTGATAAGGAGTTCTGGCGACGGTCGCGCCTCACGCTGCAACTGCTCGGTGATTTGCTCAACATGGTTGAGGTAAATGTGAGCGTCACCGATACTGTAAATTAGTTCACCAACATCTAGTTCGCATATATGCGCGATCATATGTGTAAATAGTGCATACGATGCAATATTTACAGGAACTCCAAGCAGAACATCTCCCGATCTCTGGTATGTATGGCATGACAACCGATTGTTTTCAACATAAAATTGAATAACAGATCCATGGCAACATGGTAAATTACCGTGCTGCATAGCCGGAGTATGCCAGAGGTTTATAAGATTTCTCCTAGATTCTGGATTGTGTTTAATTTCGGAGATCAATAATTGTAATTGATCGACTTGTCTAAAACGTTTTACACCTCCTGTATATTCAAAATTTGACCAACCATGATGTGTTTTCAACTTTCCATTCAAACATCTATGAATAGCGGAGACGTTTGTACCTTCCGACCTACTCATATCTCCTAAACTAGGAAATAGAAATTTCTCACCTTTCGGACTTATTGCTGTAAATGGTGTTCCAGTTGATGTATTCCAGCCTTGTTCTTCAGGTGTCGCCCACATACACGTTTTTAACGAATATCTATTAGATGCAAATCGAATATCCTTATCAATTGTATATTTTTTAGGATATTCTAATTTCAATGACCATTGCGGCAATTTTTGCGCGTCTCTGCAAAAATTTGAAAACGACAACCACTCTGGATCAACATGAACTCCAATAGCACCATATGCTTTATATTCCTTGGCATTAGGACTATAGCACCTTTTTAGCATATCCCGCCAAGTATTTTTAAGGTTTGTGATATGCTCAGGCTCACCTAATGAATTAATCCCAGTTGACAACCGATAAGATCCTAAATCCCCTATACCTAAAAACAATCCTTCCTTCTTTACCGGAAGTTTAGGTATAGGAAATATCTTTGGAGTTACTTCAAACCACCAACGAGATTTCCTATACTGCTCTCCGTAGATAGGCCCCAAGTTTCCATCAGAATCAGCCCAAGGATTCCACCATTGCTGAGTTCTTTGCGGCAAATCCTCTACACTTGTAGAACCACTCAAAAACCACAATAGTTCGTCTACGACACCTTTCCAAAATACACGCTTCGTGGTCAGCAGTGGGAAGCCCTGAGATAGATCGAAGCGCATCTGATGACCGAAGACGCTCAGTGTTCCGGTGCCAGTGCGGTCGGGCCTCTCGACACCCTCCGCAAGGATGCGCCGTGCGAGTACGCCATATTCAAAGTCAGGATGTATCATCACTCGGTCTCCGATATACGATAGGCCCGCACCACGTCCTTGCAAGGATGGTGCTTCGCGACGCCGTCAGGGCCGCGCGTTGCCAGGACGACAACGCTCTGCTGCTGCATCGGAAGGTCGTCCATCCAGTCCATGAAAACGCTAGGCATCGTTTTCGGCCTCCATTTTGGCATCACAGTAGCCTTCGCTCCACTGGCGAAACTCTTCCCGTTGGGTGTCTGGGTCATACGGATTGGCATATTCCGCCTGACCGGCGAGGAACGCATCAGCGCCCTCAGCATAATAATCAACGTCGTTCATTACGAACCTCCCACCCGGCTTCGTCTAATTCCTTCTGAAGGAACTGCCAGACCGTGAAGAATACCTTGCGTTCACTGTCGTTGCTGAGGTTAGGCTCGCTCCCGTAGGTGCGAACCGCGAGTTCATAGGGGATGGTGAGCTTGGAGCGCAGAGCGTCTTCCACGCCATATAGATGCTCCATCACTCGTCGCCCATGCCCAAGAGGGTCTGAAGGCGCTTCCACTCGCTCTGGCTGATGGCGACGTACACCGTATCATTGTCATCGGTGCGCGCGGCACCCGTGAACAGGTCATGGAGTTCGGCCTTGAGGCTCGTGCGCATGTGCTTGGCAGTGACGCGCTTCTCGGTCTTAGCGGCCTCGCGCAGCTTCTCGGTAGTGCCTTCCTTGGTTGCCTTCATGGCGACACTGGACGACACGGTGCCATTGGCGACTAGGGCCTTCACGTCCTCGGGCGCCGCGTTGAAATCGAGCAGTTCGTTTGCCCAGGCGACCGTCAGGCCGACCTTCGCGGCAATGTCCTTGATCTGCCAGCCTAGGTCCACAAGGCGCTTGACAGCGCGGCTCTGTTCAAGGGGCGTCGGCTTCTTGCCGCTGTTGCGAATGAGCGTCGCGGCAACGCGATCCGCCTCGCTCTCACCGCGACCGCCCGTCTTCACGGGGACGGTCTTCAGGTCCACGCCACGTTCGATGCAGAGCATCGCTGCCTTGAGCCGGCAGTGACCATCCGAAACGTAGATGGTGCCATTGTCGGTATAGACAGTCAGCGGTTCCTTGACGCCCACCGCCTCAATTGAGCGCGAGAGCATCTCGATATGTGCGATGTTGTCGGGATCATTATCCTCGCGAATGTTCCAGCCGGGCTTGATGCTGATTTCGCGAGGGTCAAGCTGGAAAATATCGCTGCGGCCCTGGGCAAGCGACTGGATCGAGGCCATGTCACACCTTACGAAGATGAGAGTGATGAGTGGTGAAACCGTCACTGCCGTCGAGCGGCATGACGAGTGCAGTCACAGCGCTGAGTTCGGTAATAAGGCCCTGTGTGCCATCAAAGACGTACTCGACTTCGTCGCCCACGGCAAGGCGCGTGTGGAGATTCTGCTCGAAAAGTTCGAAGTTGTTGGTTTCACCATCGAACTGCACCCACACCATGCCGTTATGGCTGAAACCCGTTACAGTCCCCTTGCGGCCGTTGAAGTCATCGCGTCCGACTTGAAACGTGCGCTGATAGGTAACACGATCACCGATTTGCATAATACTCTCCTGTCATGAGTGGTAGCACTTTGCTTTTTTCGAACGGTCCAACTTCACCGTTCGGAAACTTGATATAGATGCGGTCAAGATCGTCGATCTCAGTAACTGTTCCGATATTGCCGCTCATCTTCAGTCGAACAGTGTTTCCAACGGCAATCTTATTGAAAAAGTAACTTGCTGCATATACTTCGTTCTGCCAAAACTTGTGCATGCACTTAGCCAAGTTTTCGGTAAAGTCGGGGTTTACTACGATCTTTTCTGGTGCAGACGAAGCAAGTGCACGCAAGGATGGAATATCTTCTTTGGTTAGCACCAAATCAATGCCGCGCTCAATAAGATACTCGTTTGCGCGTTCCTCTTCATCAATGACATCAAAGACGGCGAGTAGCGCATGCACATCCTCTGCAGACAGCAAGTCTGCATAAGGCATGTCGTCACGGTACGCGAAATAGGTGTTCCACAGCACATGATTATCCATGGTACAGTTTCTCTTTGGTTGCGGCGAAGTCGCCTTGGTGGTGGATGGCGATGCCGCCGGCCTTCGCCCACCCTTTGCAATTCTCAGCCCAATCGTCGATGAGGATATCACCGGCTTGCTGGAGGAAGAGTTTCTTGTTGTGACGCCCCATGACGGGCAGCACCAGCACGTTCGCGCCAAGGTACTTGTGCACCCAATCGCGCTTCTGAATTGCCACCCGCTGGTAAGCCGACTTGGGGCAGGCCGTCAGCACAATGGGCTTGAAGTGGCTGATTTCACAGAAGAACTTCAACGCACCAGCGCACATCGGAAGATCGTAGAAAAATGCGGGCTGAGCATTAATCAAAGCCCACATATCGTCGTCAGGAAGGCTGTTAGGCGGACGCCGAAAGAGGTTATAAAACCCCGCATCGAAGTCGGCCATGACGCCATCTAGGTCAAGGAATAGGTTTGTTTTCATGACCTAGACATTAGCAGCGTTTAAATTTTTGTCAAGCGCCGTTCAAAATCTTTCAACGAAATATTGTCATTATATAACTCATCAAAGAGTCGCTGCACCTCGTCAATCGCGGCATTGTAGCCATTTTTGTAAAGTCCACCGAGATTGATACACTGAGGGTGATACCTCTCAGGCTTATCATGCCAACCTACCGAATTATGATCGATTGGAAGTCCACAACCTGCACAAATCATCGTTCTTTTCTCCAGTCAATATAACCCGCCATGATAGAGCCATAAGGCTTGATGGTGTCAACCACGCGACCGAGTTCCTGATGGAGAATTCCCTGAGGTCGGTTCATGCTGTAACGAGTTCTCGACTATATCCGGGCCAACCTGCAACCATGCGACGATGTCCGTTGGCGAATCATCAAGGGTCCAGTTAGCAACGGCGTATGCGTTAACAGACAACTTACTTGGAGTATAGTGCTGCATTTCACGTTCAACGCGCAGCAGCACTTCAACGTAAGTGGAAGGATGAACAGGGTAGCCGGAATCCTGCGGCGTGCGCTCAATCCAGGGGCGATTGTCGGGATACCATGGCATGGTTCAAATCTTTCCCAGGATGGCCTTGACCACATCAGCGCGCGTGGTCGGCAGGGTTTCGGTCTGTTCAATGCGGGATGCAATCCCCTTGGAAGCTGCCAATTCGATCAGTCCGGCGATGGCGATTTCGCGATTCAGTTCCTTCGCGACTTCCGGAGCTAGACCATTGGTCTTGGCAGCAAAGTTGGTTAACTTGAGCGACGTTGCGCGAGCCTGCCGGTAAATCTTGTGGCGGCTCTGCTTTCCTACGTCAGGCACGGCCGCAGTCATGAGGCGCTTATAGCCCACATTCCGCACGTTCTCGAAAACGAGCCCGTGCGACTTGTTGAGCATCAGCATAGCCCGACGCACAAGGTAGCGCGTTTCATCCATGGACATGCCCGAAATCTTTATGCTGTCCTCATGGGTGAGGATCTGTTCAGGCGTCAGATTGAAGAGTCGTGCGATGATCGTTTCGAGGATCATGCGACGTTCAACGGTAGAGACGAAAGCAGGCATAAGTTTAATCCTTGAGTTGCGGAGAGTGGAGTGGAAGCGATTTGGTGCCAAGCGGCACCTCAAAACGGCAGGTAATCGGTCGTTCGGAGGTGCCGCCCCTTTCGGAGCGGCCGTTGCATTGCCGGGAGAGGCGCGGAGTCTAGTGGAGTCGAGGCGCGTTGAGAGGGTTTGGTACCAGTAGCGGCACCTCGGAGAAACCCATAGTCTAAGTTCCTTTGAGGTGCCGCTCCCGAAGGAGCGGCCGTTGAATGTTCAAACGAACTCGCGATTGTCCTGCCATGACAGTTTGGTGAGGCGAAATCGACCATTCATGCCACCATTCATTTCTGGACGCCAGCGGCCAATTCCGATGAACAGGCCAGCGATATTGACCATTTCTGCGAAAATGTCCTTCGTGATGATCGGATCGAGCACCCACACATCGAACGTAGCTTCCCAGGAAGGAACGATGGGGAAGGTGCGCGACACGAGGGTTGACTTCTGCGCTCCGGTCATACCGCGCGCATCACACTGGATGGTGGTCGACTGGATGTCCCCCTTTGGAATGCCGGTGTCGATGTCTTCGGCAATCATCAGACCACTTTTCAGCTTGGCGGTCCAAGTGGCCTTACCCTGGCCCGGAATTTGCTTCTTAGAATATTTGCCAGCCGCCACAATGGCTTGATGCATGGCGGTCGCCGGAATGAGCAGCGTGCCATTCTTTGAAATATGGGCCTTGCTAAGCCACGTTCGCGCGTCGTGGTCTCCGACGCTCTCGCCTTCCAGGCGAGGTGAGTTGTGCAGGAACGACTGGCTGTAAGGGCTCAGGGACTGAAGCGTGACAGTTGCAGATGTGAATTTCATGGTTGTATACCTAGAGTTGAGAAGCGATGCGGAGTGTTGAGAAGAGTCGCAGAGTGATGCCAGTAGCGGCACCTCGAAACGGCAGGTAATCGGTCGTTCGGAGGTGCCGCTCCCGAAGGAGCGGCCGTTGAGTTGACGGGATCTGCGATGAGCGGCGATGCGGAGAGACGTGTTGATAAACACAAACCTAGTCGCCGTTTGGATCGTTGTTAACCGGAGTTTTATAATTTTCCAACCACTGGCGAACCTCATATTCGCCTCGGTCGACTGGAGTGTGGCCGCAGTTCATAGGGTCAGAGTGGCCTACCATGGGCTCTCCACAGTAGCAATAACCCGTGGTTACACTGCAATTCAGAAAGATTTCCTCGGCCCAGGATCGGGCGTTCTCAAGATTGAGAGGCATAAATCAAGTCCTTTCCGGCTTGTGTAGGATACCAATATCCATTGTCGTACTGATCGGCATAACCAGCGCGCGAAAGTGCCCCTCGCACGCCTGGATTCATAAGATATCCAGGCATACAACCTTCACGCACTAATTGTTTTAGCGCTGCAAGACTTGCCGGCTTAAGTTTCGTTTTCATTTTCCCCACTCCCATGTTGGAATGTCGCTTGTGACAAGCGAACAATCTGTCTCCACCTAACGCCAATGAAGTTTGCGTTCGACAATGACCGCACTTCCCATCGAAGCGACTGGCATATCCGCGTTTACATGCGCACACTACTTTTCGCGCATGGGTTGTCATTTCTGCACCAGCTTCAGTTTCTCATAGGCGCGTCGAGCACGAGCAAGTTCTTCCTCTGCTGCTCGAACTGGCTCAGCCACTCGTAAGGTGCAACGAGCATCACCTCCGAAGATGTACAGTCCAAGTTCGTTTGCGTCCTTAGCGGCACGTTCCAAACGTCGTACGATGGACCGAACCTCGTTGGGCTCGATGCCACTTGCTTCACATTCGGCCTTAAACACCTGTCTCATGGTCAGTATTCCTTTTTTGGTTTGTGCCGCCATTCACCGCACCATCGCCCCGCTACGGCAGTAGGGAACCCATCACCGACAACGTAAATAATAGGATGCTGGTTGTCGTACGGATAGAGCGTGACCTGCGGCGGGAAGCGCTGGCAGAAGCCGTCGCGGTTAAAGTGGCATGTGGTGCAATCTTCGATCATATTATCCTGCATGGTTAACTCCGAAAGTCGATATTTGGAATGATGACCGAGGGCTTAAACACCACTCGATAACTCCGGACAATTTGGATGCCTCACGCCGACCTTTAGCTTCATTATAAAGGCTTGCGTATTTCGACATCTCCGCGATAGCGGCAGCGCACTCCTCTTTCATCCGCGCGATCTCTTCCGCCTGGGCTTTGATTACAGAAGCGGCCTCTTCACGCTCCCGCAACATCTGCATGTAAGATGGACCGCCAATATCTCCAGGCTGCAAAGCAAGCCTCTCCACTAGATCCTTCACGTCAGTGGTCATTGGTGGGCTCCTTCACCGGCAGGTATCCGACGCCCTGGACGTTGTGCAGCGGCGCTTCAAAGGCCAGCTTGTCGCCGGCCCAAACGCACACCCGCCGCATATTACAGTACATGCCGGGTAGGTCTTCCTGGACAGTGATGCGGGTGATCTTGACCGACGCACCGAAGAAGTAGACGGTACCGCCGACAGCATATCGAAGGCTCTCTCCATTGTCGGGCAGGAGGTCAACCCATCGCGCGTCCATTGGCTCATGATCACTCATTGGGGAATTCCTTTTGAAGGTGATAGTGTTCTTCCATCAACTTGATGAGTTTGGTAACAGCATCTTCAGGGCTGATATCCGAGCTAGCCTGAAACTCAGGACGATTTTCCATGATGTGGACATACTCGCAATCATTACCGATTGAAGCACTCCAAACCGGATCGTTGCCGTAATAGGACAGGTCAAATTCCTTGTTGCCTCGCTTCATCATAATCGCGCGGGCTATGAGCGCACTAAGGTCGGACATCATGCCACCTCCAGCTTCTGACACCGAGCACGCAGCACGCGAGCATGGTGGATGATGGCGCTCAGATTGTGCTCGAAGCCTTCCATCCACATGCGCTGCGCGCGCAGCAGTGCGAGGCAGTCGGCTTCGTTGCCCAGGTCGACGCCGCGTTCGTAGAGCTTGCGGCCAAAGTATTCGATAATCATCTGCTGAAGTCCGTTGTCTTGAGTTTGGTGATGTTGGGTCGAGTATGGCAACTGTATTCATCCGTCAGGATATCTCGCTTATAGAGCGAGTTAATCTTGTGGTATACAGTCATGACTTGATCTCCCAATCAACTGCCAGTACCTCTTTCGTGGTGAAACTGGCATGATAGTAGTCATCCTTTTCTGCGATGTAGTGCCAGATGACAGGTATGTCCTCGACGTTATCTAGGATGTAATAGTCGTCACTTCCGATGCGGCGAATAGCCTTGCCGCGCGTCAGCATGGCGGTAAGCACTTGATCGAATCTCATCGTTTCAGTCTCCATTGTAGGCAGTTGCCCCACTTGCGACATTCGACCTTGCCTTCCTTGAGCAGTTTGGCAAGGTGAACTCGTGTCCTGCGAAGGTCGCGCTGTCCCGTCTTCGCAAGCTCTTTAGTCGAAAGCCATATGACATCGCTAAGCTGCATGGCGCCGAGCCTTCTCGCGCTTACCGTGGTGCGGCATGTACTTGCCGGGATTGCGCGGGCCTCGCAGGGTGTGGACGATGCCGCTTTCGTCAGTCCACTTGTGACGCTCGCGGCCGGCAGGGCGCCATTCGGGATTGATGCGTGGATCACTGCCGAAGTAGCCGCGCATAGGCTCGCGGGGCGGCTTGGCGCTGTCGCTCAGGACATAACCCTTCCACACATCCTGCAGGCACTGGACGGTGCCGCGATCAAGCGAGCGATACTCGCGGCGGGCCGCGTTGCGGCGGGTTGCACGATAATTCTTCACTGAATCACCTCCTTAATGCACTCAGAGCTCACATACCACGACTTATCGCCAGCGGGGGGCGGAACGTCCCATATGACTCGTGGAAGACGCCGAAGTCTTATGCTTACGATTGTACCTTCGGTGCCGATAGGCGGCTGATAGTAATCAGAAGTACGACGGATTAGGTAAACGCGCTTTCCGATCA